CGGGCCGGCAAAAGTGAAAAGTGCGGCGTCGACCGTGTAGTTGATGATGGCAGCGGGTTTAACCACTACGTGATCGGTCAGTGGTCGCACGTCATCCGCACTCAGCTTTGCGTCGACGATATCGAGCAGACCCTGGGAAGCGGTGCCGTCGCCTTCGCGTGAGAGCACAGAAACCACTACCTCGCCAGGGGAGGGACTGGTTGCGCTGGCGTCCAGCACACGGGCGTCGGCGCTCAGCGCGTGGAAGATGTAGGCACCCTCCGGCCCAGCCACACTGAAGCCTTCCGGCCCCAGCTGGATGCGGCGTCGGAAATCCTCGTCACTTTCGTAGCGCGGTGCGATGCCTTGCTGCGGCTTGCCGGGGTCCAGCACCTGGCGGGCGATGCCGAAGATCGCAGCCAGATGGTCCAGATCGTTGCCGACGGCATAGGCCAGCATCACGCCACGTGCTGCATCGTTGACCCGCTGGCGATCGAGCAGGCGCAGGTAGGTGCAGACCTCGAGGATCTTGAAGGCCGGGTCCGACGGCAGCAGCGCGTCGAAGGTGGGATCCAGGGCCTGCAGTGCGGTCAACGATTCATCGAACATGGCTTCGAAATCGAGCACTTCGATGACCGCCGGTGCAGGCAGCTGGGAGAGATTGACACTGGTGAACGAGCCGGATGCCACGGTTAGCGAACCTCGATTCCTTCGATGGTGATGGCCTCGCCGTCGGGCAGATGGATTCCGGTCACTGCCAGGATCATCACGCCGGGGGCGGGGAGGGAGACGTCGACGTTCTCGACGTGGAGACGCGGTTCCCATCGCGCGAGCGCGTCGACGGTGGCCGCGATCAGGTCCATGCGCAGCGAGCGGTTGGTCGGCGCATCGATCAGTTCGAACACGCGCGAGCCGTATTCGCGGCGCAGTACGCGGGAGCCAAGGGGCGTGGTGAGAATGTCACGCACGGACTGGTGCAGATGGGCGAGCCCATCCGATGATTTGCCGGTGTTGGCGTCGATTCCTCGCATGGCCTCTATCGTCGTGAATTGCGGTTTTTCAGGGCATTGCAGGCGTGGCCGATCAGGCCTGCGCCGGCGTGGTCGGAGCGGTCGGCCCCTGCGCGGTGTGCTTGTGTGCCTTCAGCCCGATGGCACCTGCCTTGATCTCGGCGGGTGTGCTGATGTCCTTGCCCGCACTGATCGCGCCGCTGACGTCCAGGTTGCCGGTCGCCTTGATCGACGGTGTATCGAGCACGATCGATTCGCTGGCCATCACCTGTGCATTCGCGCAGGTGACGATGACCTTGCCGCTGCCGACATGGACGTTGAGGGTGGTGGTTTCCTGGTCGTATTCGACGGTGCTGCCGTCGGCGAATTCGGTGCGTTGCCGCAGGCGCGAGTCGGCCGGTGGCGGAAAGCGGTCCTGGTACAGGCTGCCGAGTACCAGCGCCTGGCCGGGGTCACCATAGGGGCACGCCAGTACGACCTGCTCGCCCGGCTCGGGCGCGCACCAGCTGCGCACGCCGGGTCCGGCCCGGCGTTCCAGCCAGGGAATCCAGTCGGTGAGCATGCCATCGGCATCTACGCGCACGCGGCCGCCTGCTTCGTCCAGCTCGCGCACGACGCCGATCATCAGCAGGTTGCCGATCAGGCGCGCGTGTTCGGCACTCATGGTGCTGCTCCTTCAATGGGCTGGTAGCGTGCTTCGTGATCACGACCGATCTCCGGTACGAAGCTGTAGAAGGCCTGGGGAACTGCGCCTCCGGTCTCCTCCCAGGCGTTGCTGCCCAAAGCGACCGGCAATGACCACTCCACCAGCCAGGTGCGAAGGCCTGGCTGCGCCGCCGCCGTGTCTTCGGGCAGTGCGGCGATCACATCGATCGCGCCGCTGGCCGCGCCGGGGAACCGGCCGAGCTGGTGCAGCCAGCCGGCGAGCGCGACGGCGGCCTTGCGCAGCTGCAGTGCCGCGTCGATAGCGGCGGCAGCGACGACGACGCGTGCCTCGAAGCGCAGCAATGCCTGCATCTGCCCGCTGCCATCGTCCTTGTCCTTGCTGCGATCGCAGCGGGTCATTGCCAGCAGGCAGGCGGGTGTGGCCAGGCCTTCAGCACCGGGTTCGCGATAGAACTCGACGGTTGCGAAGTCCGGGAAGCGGGCGCGGATCGCGGCTTCGATGGCGGGGTGCAGTGCGTCGAGAATGGAAGAGGAGGAGTTGGTCGCCATGTCAGCTCGTGCGTTGAATGGGAGGACGCGCCTGGTTGGGGACGCGCGCTGTCTGCATCCAGTGTTGCCATCACCCGCCGCATGGGACATTGCAGGCGTGGCCGCGGGGATCAGCGCTGTTGCCGCGCGGTGGCCGTGCCGGTGGCTGTGCACTCTGCAGGCGCCATTGGCGCTGTACCGTTGAGGGTGATCCCCTGCTGGCTGCCGAGGCTGCACAGCAGGGCACGCAGCTGGTCGGCCAGTGCGTGGTACTGCCGCGCGACGGCAACGTGATTGCGTAGCAGCGCATCGTCGTTGGCCGCCTGCAGGTCCGGCAGCTCGTCCGGCGCACGCAACTGCGCCGGTGCGATGCTGAGATCAACGAGGCAGGGCGCGGCCGGCGTTGGCTTCGCGCCAGATGCGCACGAACTCAGCATCAGCGTCGCCGCGATCACGGCCAGGCGTCTTGGCATGGGTCTCGATGTCCTGTTGCAGGTTGGTGAATTGCCGGGTGCGTTCGGCTTGCGTGGCCAGGCGCTGTGACTCGGCCTGCGCGCTGGTACGGAGATTGGCGAGGTTCTGCTGGTGTGCGGCCTGCACCGAGTCAGCGCGTGATGCCTGCTGTGCGGCCTGGGCGCTGGCATCGGCGAGGTCTGCGCTGCGGTCCCGTAGCGTCCACCCCAGCCAGGCGCAGCCTGCGTGGCTTCCGGCAAGGACCAGCAGGCCGATTCGGAACCGCAGGGCGAGGGGTGTCACTGCAGGGCTCCACCGGCGGTGCGGTAGGCCACGCGAAGTGTTTCCAGCGCATGTTCCTTCTGCCCATAGCCGGCGCCGGGCAGTGACGCCCAGATGCGCCGGGCCGCGGTGACGGCGGCATCGAAACGTCCCAGTCGGATCAGCTCGTAGGCCCCGCACTGCTTGAGCAGCGCGACCGCTGCGCGATCCTGCGAAACCGGGCCGAAGTCGGGCAGGTCCAGCCGTGCACGCAGGTCATCCCAGGTACTGCGCAGGAACTGGTAGCGACCAGCGGCGCTGGATTTGATGCCATAGCGCGGCAGCGACACCAGCACCCGGGGATGGTCGCGGTAGTCGCTGAACAGCTTGCCACCGACGATCACGTCGTAGCCACGGTCACGCGAGCGCTGGCCGGGAAAGTCGGTGCCTTCGGACACGGCCAGCATGTCCAGGAATGCGGCGACATTGGCGCCGCCGAGGGCGATGGCTGTGGCGGCGGTCATGCAGCGGCTCCCGGCTGTTTGCGCACCAGCGCCAGCAGCGCGTCTATCTGCACGCTCTGCTGGACGATCTGTGCGCGCAGGGCGCTGACCTCGCCACGCAGCTGGCCGATCTCCTGCGCCATTGCCTCGCGTTCGTGCATCAGGCCGTCGGCGCGGGTGCGTTCGGCGGCCAGCTGCTCCTGCAGGGTGCGCAGCGTGTTGCTGGTGGCTTCGTCGGCGGTACGGTCGACTTTGGCTGACGACAACCATTGGCGCAGCCACAGCGATACCGCGATCAGCACGCCCGAGGTTCCCCCCAGGTACTTGGCCCAGTCCGGTACACCGGCCAGCAGGTCACTTTCGTTCATGCGCGCGCGTACCCCTTGAGCAGGGCCGGATGGACCGCCGGCGGTGGCGCGGAGCGGGCACCGCGCAGGGCGCGCTTGATGGTGGTCTGCGAGACACCGAATTCACGTGCCACATGTTCGCGCGGCATGCCGCTGGCGACCGCGCGGGCGATCTGCTCACGGCGTTCGTGCGCGCCGGCAGCGAAGCAGGACGCCAGGAACAACAGTTCGCCGCCGAAGTGCGCGACCAGCCGCCGGGCGACGTCGTGGCCAAGGATGTCGATCAGCCGATGCTGGTCGGGCAGGGTGGAGGGGACGTAGACGATGACGCGGTGACGGCCGGTGGTGCTGGAGGTGGTCGGCGGCCACGCACGCACCAGCGTGAGGGCTGCGGATTCGCCGATGACCTCGGCCAGGGTCTGGATGCTGTCGGGAGATCGGAAGAGCACCCGTCTGAACTCCAGTCACCC